GTAACTAATCATGGTAATATTATTAATATGCCTAAGATTATTACTGATGGTGCAAAGCGAGGGATACAAGTTATACCTGGCTGTGAACTCTATGTGTCATGGGACTATCCTCGAAGCGTAAGAGAGAAAGATAAGTATCAAGCATACCACATGATAGCATTAGCTAAGAATGAGAATGGTTACAAGAACTTACTTAAACTTGTTTCAGAAGGACACCTAAGTGGTAAGTATTTTAAGCCTAGAGTTGATAAAGAACTACTAGAGCAGTACAAAGAAGACTTAGTCTTCACCACTGCATGTCTTAATGGAGTCTTCAATAGAAAATTTAATAAAGAAAAAGAAGATAGAGATTCAGTCAAAGAAAATGCTGACTGGATTAAAGAAGTCCTAGGAGACCAGGTCTACCTAGAGATTCAAAGACATCCGAACCTTGAAGGACAGGATGCAGCAAATGAATTAATTATAGAGATAGCTAGAGAGAATGATCTTCCCTTGGTGGCTGGGTGTGATGCTCACTATGCAAGGCCTGAACATTTTAAAGGCTGGTCTACAATGATGATGCTAGCGATGAACCTTACTACGTTTGACGCAGCTAATGATTACTATATTAAATCAGACCAACAGATGAAAGAACTCTTTGCTGACATACCGGAAGCAATAGAGAACACTGTCAAGATTGCTGATCAATGTGAGCCAATTATCTTTGATGGGAAGTATAAATTTCCTGTCTTCGATACAGGTAAGCTCTCAACCAGAGAGTATCTTAAACGAGAGTCCTACAAGGGTCTTGACCTTAGGCTTGCAGAGAATGGTATTACAGACAAGAGAGAAGAGTACCTTAAGAGACTAGACTTTGAACTAGAAGTTATACATGGCATGGGATTCGATGGATACATGCTGGTGGTATCAGACTTTGTTCTAGCCGCTAAGAGAATGGGTATACCTGTTGGTGCAGGTAGAGGTTCAGCAGCAGGCTCGTTAGTCTGTTGGGTCACAGGTATTACTGAAGTGGATTCCATTAAATATGGATTACTATTCGAAAGGTTCCTGAACCCTGAGCGTATCTCTATGCCAGATATTGATGTGGATTTTGGTGACGTTAAGCGTGACCTAATCATTAAGTATGTACAAGACAAGTACGGCCACGATAAGGTAGCTCAGATTATGACTATCGGAACCATGGCTGCCAAGGGTGCGATCAGAGATTGTTGTAGGGTGTTAGACATTCCGTACAATGATGCTGACACATTTGCTAAAGCTATACCTGATGGTGTAAGAGGGCAGAATGTATACCTGAATACTATCACAGACATAGAACATGAGGACTACAGTTCTGAGTTTATGGTGATAGCCAACAGTAGACCAGAGTTCAAAGAAGCACTTGAGCGTGCTCTCATTCTTGAAGGGATGACAAGGAACAGTGGTGTACATGCGGCGGGTGTTGTCATATCAGATCATAAACCGTTGATAGAACATATTGGATTACAAACAGATAAAGAAGGAAATGTTGTCACGTCAGATGACATGAAAGTATTAGAAAAGCTAATAGGATTAATTAAGTTTGATTTCCTAGGAATTGCTGGTCTAACTACTATTGATAGAACATGTGAGTATGTAAAAGAAAATCATGGGGTAGACATCAACATAGATAAGATACCACTTGACGATGAGAAGACTTATGACCTCCTGTGTTCAGGAAGTTTAACAGGAGTCTTCCAACTCTCAGGTAGTTCTGGGTTTAGAGATGTAGTGTTACAGATCCAACCAAGAAACATTGAAGAGATTGCAGACATCACATCACTATACAGACCTGGCCCTCTTGATAATGGGTTCATACCTATTTATGTTAAGGCTAAGAACACAGGCGAAATTGAATATATGATTCAAGTTGAAGCAGAAGAAGTGCAGATACAAATCAAAGAAATCCTTGATGAAACTAAAGGAGTTCTAATATACCAAGAGCAAGTCATGAAACTTGTTCAGGTTATGGCAGGCTATAGTCTAGCTCAAGCCGATCTACTCAGACGAGTGATGGGCAAAAAGATTGCATCAGAGATGGAAGAACAAAGAGAACCTTTTGTTGCAGGATGCTATGAGAATAGAGTAAGCAAAACAGAAGCTACAAAAGCTTTTGATGCCATTGCAAAGTTTGCGGCGTATGGTTTTAATAAATCACATGCTATTGCTTATAGTATAATCAGTTATCAAACTGCTTACCTACGAGCACATTACCCAGTTGAATTTATGGCTGCAGCTCTCACAGAAGTTTCTGGCAAGAGAGATAAAACTATATCATTTCTTAATGACTGCAAAAGCAATCAGATTAAAGTCCTCCCTCCTAGCATAAACGACTCTGATTTATTTTACACGCCAGTTAAAGGGAATATAAAGTTTGGTCTCGGTGCTATTAAAAGCTTAGGTGAGATAGCTGTGGACTGCATAATGAAGGCAAGGAAAGACGGCGGGTTTAAAAGTATTATAGATTTCTGCACTCGTGTAGATCTTAAGAAAGTAAACACAGCCAAGATCCAAACCCTCATCAGGGCTGGCTGCTTCGATGAAGTAGCTTAGCCCTATTTTTTATAGGAACCAAGATGGAAATACTAGTAAGAAATTCAGACAATCAAATAGCTTTTGACTTTATAGAGAATCGTTCTTGTGATTTCGAGGACAGTAGAGTCTATTGTTTCTTCGGAGAACTGAAAGACCAGAAGGATGGATGGGAAGTAGAATATACTTGCCCGGTTTGTCATGGTACAGACAAAGAATATAGAGAAGAACATGTTGACACATAGAGAATACAAACAACTTGTTGCAGCACTACATGGGATGAGAAAATATGAAGATGGTTCATACATTCTATCACCGAATAATGTATTAGCTTTACTCAAAACATACAGGGAAGACGATGAACAGAGCGCAGATGATATATGCTCTAGAAGAGATGATAGAGGCAGCGAAGGAGAGCAAGGCTAAGGAGATGACTCCAGTCCTGTTTATTCCTACCATTAAAGACTTCTCTGATGAAGAGAAGGGAGACAATGAATACGAAGCCTTAGGGTTTTTCGTATCACACAATCCATTAGAAAAATATAGAGTTAAACTCTTAGACCTTACTAATACAGAGGACTTAGAAAAGATACCAGAAGGCACCATGGTTAAGATGGGTGGCTTGATGACAAACTTAAAAGAAATCACAACCAAGTCCAAGAAGCAAATGGCTTTCTTTGATCTTGAGGATTTGAATGGCCGCGTTGAAGTCGTAGCGTTCAGTCATATATATAGTAAGAACAAAGAGTTGTTCAGTAAAAACAAACCAGTGCATATCGTGGGAAAGCTAGAGATACAATCACGTGAGATAAATGGAGAAGAAATTATTACTCCTAAGATTATCTTAATGAAGATTGGCGAACTAGAAGAAGGAAAGAAACTTCAAAGAGTAACATTATTTCCGAAAGAAAATGATGACTTTCAAAAAATCCGTGATATAATCGTAACTAATCCTGGAACCATACCTATTCAAATAGAGTTCCAGAACGCTATCCTCAAAACAGATTATAAAGTTCTATCAGATAAACAGGTCTTGGTAGAACTGGAGAATAGCTGCCTCACAAGGAGAATTTATGGCAATTGATTTTGATAGCTTTGCCTCTAGACTTGAAGCTCTTGAAGTAGAAGAGTTAGACAGAGTCCAAGCAGATGGTCATGACTATGATGAAGAAGAGTTGGCAACCGCCATTGAAACAATCATCGATATCGTACCAGAAAAGCTAACTAAAGCTAGAGCAAGAAGAGAAACCAAAGAGATGATCAGGGAAGAACTTGCTAAGTTTAGTCAGATCAATAGGATCTTTAATAGTAGTGTAGATCACTTTAGAGAAGTTCCTAGAACAGAAACCGGAGAGACACTGTGTATCCAATTAAGCGATTGGCACTTCGGAAAGAACACCCTCATCAATGGGGAACCAACCTTTAACTCAGACATTGCTTTTGAAAGAGTGACGCAAGTCTTAGCTCCACAGATCGTACAGCATGTTAAAAGGTTAGGTAAGTCTAGTGAGATTGAAGACGTTAGAATCTTCATGCTCGGTGACATGATTGAAAATGATATCATGTATGAGACACAAAGAATGCACATTGATAAGCAAGTATCCTCACAGTTTAACGACGCGTTAAAAGCAATCATGATAATGCTTGGAGCGATTAGAGGAGCCTTTGCAGATATTGGTAAGCCAAACATTGATATTAAGATTGATGGCATTACTGGTAATCATGGTAGAGCACATGGTAAACAAGATACAGGTGAATGTTCTTGGGATACATGTCTTTATATGGCAGTAGAAACAGCGCTTCAGTATTCAGAACTGAAGAATATTTCTATTGATTATTCATTTGAAGCTTACAAGATTGTAGACATTAGAGGACAGAAGGGTCTGTTAAGACACTGGGCTCCATCACAAGCAGAGACTGGCGGCGCTAGAGCTAAGCTTGGTGGGTGGAATGAAATCTTTGACTATGATTTTCTATGTTATGGACACTACCATCACTGGGGTGTAAATACATATCATGGTAAGCCATTGTTTAGAAATGGTTCACTCTGTGGTACAGATGACTACGCAATTAATTTATCAGTCGCAGATGACTGGGGACAATTGATGTGGGGCTGTAGTAAAGATGATCCATGTACTTTTATTCACAGACTAAGATAACAGAGGAGAACTTATGTTAATCGAAAATCTAAGAGTCGTTGACACGAACAAACTAGACACACCCGAGGGTCCGATTGCAGCTCCTACAACTTACTTCATGGACATCGCTTTGAACCAAGAAGAAGTAGTAGCAGTTCCGATTAGCGGTGAGACTTTCGCTTCCTTGCATAACCTTGCAACGGCTAGTGAAATTCCAGGACCACCAGACCCAAGTAAACCTATGGGTCTTCCAGCTTAAGGAGAAATTATGGGTGGAGAATTAATGCAGGCTAATAAAGAAAGAGATGGTTTCAAACAACCGGCGACGATGGATGAAATCCTTGAAAACAAATTAGCCCCAGTGATCGAAGCTGTGAACATACACGTAGAGAAAATCTATCAAGATTTCAATGCGGCGTTACACAAGCAGGTCAACAACATGAACTTAGTAGAGAGGGACATCTCTCGAATGGTTCAAGTGCTATGGGGGTTTGTCAACAAAGCAAATGCCCGCACTGCCGCACTAGAACGAGTCCTCCTTGCAGGTGGGCTTGACCAGGAAGCTTATGAAGCTGAAATAGCAGAGGTTGAAAAACAACTGAAGGAAACTGGTGAGTGGGAAAGTCTAGAGCTAGACAGTGTTGCACAAAATATGGGCCTCAATATTAGTGAGGGGAATCAAGGACCTCTATGATTTGGTTCAAGTGATTCTCGATTGTTCTAGAAGTACAGTGACGACGACGTCCTAATGCTTCTAGAGAATAGCCTAAAGCTAGATACTCAAAGAGTAAATAGCGCTGGTAGGGGTTTAGAATCCCTGCCTCTAATACCCACTCAAAAGAGATGGGAGATGGATCATCCTGAGAGATCAGGTACTCCGCTTTCATCTCTTTTTTATTTTCATAATAAATTGCGTCTGAATAATATCGTTCAATCAGATCAACAACAAATAGATTAAAATAATAAGTCTGTCTAGATTCCATTTGGATAGCAGCATTAAAGCAAAGTCTTATCTCTTCCGCGAGACTTTTAGGGTCCACATATACTACGTACTTTAATCGTCTATTAACTTCGCCTTCATCTTTTGCATGGAGCAACTTATAATCTCGGAAAAAAGATTTCCTTTCAAATGTAAATTTAAGGAGTTCATCCCAAGTATATTCTTGGATGCTCTGTGTCCTTAAACTGCTTTCATATTTTTTATTCATGATATTTCTTTAATTTTAATATCGACTCTGGGGTTTTCCCTGTCGATGCCACCTGTGTAGTAATGGGTAGCATGAACATGATTATCATTATCATCTGGTATACAACCAAGCTCTGTTAATGCATCACAAAAGAACTTCTCGTGTATTGAGAGAGGGTTAGCCCTATCTACACGACGCTTAGTTGCTTTCCATAAAGTAAAGGTGAGTTCTATTTTTTTATCAAAGACTAAGCCTTCTATTTTTGGTGTAGCTATTTCTTTATATTTAACTTTGATATTATTCTTGGCAATGAAATGCCAATGATGGTATTGATTTAAATTTATGTGATATTTCTTAGCTTTCTCTTGCTTAGAAAGCTGAACGTATAGTGGCATAGATACTATTACTTCTTGTTCTGTTTCTGCCATTCCTTCTGCCTTTTGTATTGTTCTTTACGATACTCTTTTTGTTTCTGTTTGCTTTTCTTAAAGCTTTCAGATTCTTTATATTGGTGGTACTGTTTTTTCTTACGTTCTTTAGCATCTTCATTTTGCTTTTGACGTTTACTTTTATATTTTTCTCTGCCTGTTTCAAAGCCTTCTTTGATCTTGCCAGAGCCATAACCTATCTTGTCTATCTTATCTTGAACAAGACTAACTGTCATGTCTTCATCGTAAGCTACTCTAATTAGGTTAATACCACGACCTGCGCAAAGCTCTTGTTTTCGCATGTCTCTAAGCTTGCCATCTTCAAAGTCTTTATCAGACTGATGGAGATGACTAGTCAGCTTCTTGTGCTGTACTCCGTCAAATTCAAAGCCCATGTTATATGGTTCAGCCATGTAAAAATCAAGCCTTAGACGCTCACCTACGTGAAACTCTTCTTTGATGCTGACAGTTGGGAAGATTTTTGATAGAATAGATTTAAGCTTAACACCACCACGAGAGGTCTCTCTTTTGAGGTTCTTCTTGTTGTCAGGATCCTTCGATCCTAGGTGTCGTAAAATTTGATCAGCGTTGTATTTATCCTCAAAGTTTGAGGCTATTTCTTGAGGGGTGTAACGTCCTGTAGCTGCAAGAGTCCTGATTCGTAAAGAATCTTTATCAGTTATGCGATTGCTCATACTTAATAGTAACACCACTCAATGGCGGAGTCAATATGCAGATCACGATAGAACTACTTAATAATTTTCATGGTAGTGGTAGAAGTAAAACTATGAAAGGGATGACAACCAGAGACTTGACAATAGAAGAAGGAACAGCTATTTATGAGTTCATAGAAAAAGTAACAAAAAGATTAGAAACAAAAGGGCGAGAGTACTGGAAGAAGAAAGACAAAGAAGGGACAGAACAACTCTTTAGTCTTGCTTTAAACGAAACAGCTAAAGAATCCGATAATAGTTTAGCAGACGAAGAATGGGAAGGAGACTGGTACGTCGGAGATTAGATGGCAAAGTATAGATGGTATAAGAAGAGACAAAATTATTTTCGTTTAGCACGCAACATTCAAGATAGACTTCTTAATAGAGCAGAGGTCACACCACAAGAAGCTACGTGGAGACAAGAGATCCTCGGAGAGTTTGCCCCTCGTGAGTTTAGCCCTGCGAGCAGGGAAGAACTTGTTACACAACAATTAAGATTCACACTAGAAGCAGAGCTAAGAGAAAGACTCCAAAGTCTTATTGGACAACCAAACAATGGAGATACAATAAGGGAAATTGAAACTGGTGTTCGAAATACTCTTAATGAATTTAGACATAGAGGTCTGATAACAGACCATAGAATAGAAAGAGATAACAACGGTAATGTTGATATTACTCTCCGCCCAAATCGTGGCGTTGAACATATAAATTTAACCATACAACTGGACAGCTAATGAGCAAGTACAAGTGGTACAATCATAGGGTTGCCAGGCAACTCAGGGATAGATCTATCAATCTTAGCCCTCATACTCCTGTTAGTCCAGTTGTTCATTTCGATGAATATAGACTTCCAGAAGGACTCATTAGAGGAGCAGAAGTTAGGGTCAACCTTAATAACAGCACCTTGGCTATGCAGTATATAGGGAGAGATGAATATGCAAGTTTATCTTTGCAATTTTATGCAGTACCTAATGACATATTAAGTGTTAATGGATATAATCTACCTCCATTGAACCATGATGGTCATTACATAGTAAACCTAAGTCACAATTACATAAGGATAAATACATATGTTAGAAACAATCAATTTGAAGGACAGAACACTGGACTGGCTGGGCAGGAAGCAATACCGTTCGAAGGGACGAGGCACGCTGTGGCCTAGTGAAGCCTCAGTTAAATATACAGATGAATTCGGAGAAGAAAAAGTAGCAGGCAAATGCCACAGGGCAGTCTACTACAGACAGAGCGATGTTGCTCCTACGAATCCACCTGATGCACGATCACAAATTATATTCCTGCTCGGACACCAAGTTGAGGCTGCTATATGCGAAGCCTGGAAACAAATGGGTATCTGGGAAAACAATTCTGTTAGATGGGAAGACAGAGAAAGAAACCTATCAGGTGAATTTGATATTGTACTCAGAGAGCCAGACCCGGAGACGGGAGAGCCTATGCTCTATGGCGCAGAGATTAAATCATTCTATGGTTACTATGCGAACAAGCAACTCCTAGGCCATTGGTCAGGCAGAGGCAAGAATAAATTCTATACTGCAGGTAAACCTAAAGATGAGCATTTAATGCAAGCAGCATTATATGTAGACCATACACATGGAAAACTACACGGATTTAAATTACTATATCTATCAAGAGATCAGATGGACATGGCAGAATTTAATATCACAGTAGATAGAGAGACGAAAGAAATCTTTATTAATGGTGAGAAAGAAACAAGATACACATTAGCTGATGTCTACTCAAGATATGCTGAATGCAATACATTATTAAGAAGTGATCTTAAACCTCAGAGAGAGTTTGTATACTTACCATCCAGTGAGAGGGTAGAGGTACTGCACGCTAGAGGTGAAGTGTCTGCGTCAGCGTATAAAGACCATATGTCAGGCAAGAAACCTGTGACAGATTTTCATTGTAGTTATTGCGACTACAGGGATCATTGTTTAAATGTAGATACTGGAGCTGAACCTGAGGTTGTTGAGGAAACACCTGAGATGCATATGCATGGGAGTTTATAATGAAAGGATCTATTGAAGTAGTATGTGGACCCATGTTCTCTGGTAAAACAGAAGAGCTAATTAGAAGAGTTAATAGAACTGTTTATGCTAAGCAGGACACTATGATTTTTAAACCAGAGATTGATAATAGATATAGTGATACACATGTGCAAAGTCATGATGGAAATAATTTTCCTGCGACTATCGTACCTAACTCTGATCATATAGGAGTAGCAATAGAGAACTATAGAGCAGCAAATGAAGGAGTATCTCCTGATGTTATTGCTATTGAAGAAGTTCAATTCTTTGATGATGCTGTAGTACAACAAATATATGACTTGAAATGTGATGGCGTTAGAGTTATAGTAGCTGGCTTAGATATGGATTGGATGGGAGTACCTTTTCCAATAGTAAATACACTAATGGGATTGGCAGATAAGATCGATAAGCAATCAGCAATTTGTACTGAGTGCGGCGATGACGCTACTTACTCATACCTGAAGAATAAAAGTGGAGAACAAATTCAAGTAAGTGCCACTGATAAATACGAAGCACGCTGCTTTAACCACTGGAAAGATTAAAGACAAAGAGGGGTCTAATGTCACGAATTAAAAACTTCGACGATGTCGTTGAACATATTAAAATGCACCTTGCTGATTATCTAGAAGAACAAGGTATTAATACAAAGACACAGTTCCATTGTATTCATCCAGACCATGATGATGAGAATGCATCTGCTGGAATTATGAAACAGTCTGACTTCCAGAAATGGAATTGCTTAGGTTGTCAAGAGTTCGGAGATATCTTTGATGCATGTGCGTACCTTGAAGACAAGCCTTCATCAGGTCCTGAATATATTAAAGACACAGTCTTGTACCTCGCAGAGAAATACAATGTTGATGTACAGATAGAAGAACCAACAGAAGAAGAGAAATACAGAGTAGAAGCATTTAATGCTTATAAGAAGTCAGCACATTATGTAGCTAGTCACTCTACAGAAAAAGCTACTGCTGAGATGGAGCGCAGAGGATGGGACGTTAAAGAGTGTGCAATCAAGTTGATTGGTTCTATTGACTCCTTTGAGAACTACAAGGAGTACATGAAAGGACAAGGCTTTAGTGTCTCGTTCCTTGAGAGTATTGATCTATTAAACAAATATTTATTTAATGAAAACAATTTACTATTCACTGTAGCAGATGAGTATGGAAGAGCCTGTGGTTTTACTGCAAGGAATCTAGAACATGATTCAACTAATAAAGCGAGTCGTAAATATATAAATACAAAAAACTTTGGTACAGATGTTAAGTGTCAGATCTTTGAGAAATCAAAGAGACTATACAACATACATAATGCCAAAAGAGAAACTGGCCCTCTATATATTATGGAGGGACACGGAGATGTTGTTACTACAGTTCAAGCTGGCCTGCCCAAGACTGTATGTGTAGGTGGAACAGCTTTTACCGATTACCATATCATTGAACTATCCCGAATGGGAATTAATGATATTGCATTATGCATGGACGGAGACGCCCGTGGACAAGAAAGTCTTGACAGAATGCTTGAAAAGTTTACTGGTCATAAAGAATTTTCTGTTCACATTATTAGCATTCCAGAAGACCTAGATCCTGATGACTATATTAGAAAGTATGGTGTTGAAAGGTTCATGGGACTAAAGAGGTGGACCGCTTTTGAATGGAAGCTTAATAATTATGACGACAGAATCGATACCTTTCTAATTAAGAAAGAAGTTGTACCTATCATTGCTACTGAATCTTCACCGATCATTAGAGAAGAGATGGCTAAAACTTTATCTGAAAGGATTGGTATTACAGTCGAAGCTATCAAGCAAGAGGTTGAACAACTGTTGGATCAGACAGAGCAAGTAAGATCACAAGAGAGACAGACAGTCTTGAACACACTATCTGTTGATCTAAAGAGCTGCCCAAATGATTGGAGACTATCCATCAATAAGGCAGTACAAGATCTTGACTCTCTATCGGAAGGATACAACGAAGACATGTTCAGTCCTGCTGCTTACCTAAAGGATCTTGAGCTTATCCAAATAGGAGAAGAAGAGCATGATAGTAGTGAGAACACTTTTGAATTTCAAGAGTGGAGAGAATTTACAGACGCAGTATCTGGCGATTGGAAAGCAACACTTAATGTTATAGGTGGTGCAGCCAACACAGGTAAGACTGGTCTGATGTCAGCAATGGCTTTGCAGCTTGCAAAGAATGAAGAGAACAATGCACTTGTAATCTTTCACACCATTGATGATACAGTTCCTCAGTTTACAACTAGGCTAGTATGTCAGTACGCTCAAGAGACGATGTCTAATATCAGCTTGAATATGATCAAGAACCCAAACGGATTTTCAGCTGCTAGAAGAATCAACCAAGCGCGTCAGCATGGCTACGAAGAGATTAAGAAACTCGTCATGCAACAGAGACTAATAGTAAGAGGTGGAGAGCAAGGTAAGGGTGCGAATACTCTAGCCTTTGCTCAAGAAATGATCCGATACTATAAGAAGATGTACCCAGAAAAAAGAATCATCTACTTCTTGGATAACTTCCATAGACTTAGAGATTTTGCCAACATGGATGAGAGACTAAGATTCAAATCCCTATCTAATGCGACAAAAGATATGGCGAAGAAAGAAGGTATCCCTATCTGGGCAACGATGGAGTACAACAAAGCCGGAGCGTGGGACGGAAGACCTACGAACAATTCTATTGCAGAGTCAGCAGCTATGGAGTACGATGCTAATGTGATTATACACATTTACAATGAGCTTCATCAGAAAGGTGACGATGCAGAGCTATTCTTCTGGAGGACAGACGCCGAAGGAAGAAGATATAAGGCTCCTAGATTAGAGTTAATCTTTGGTAAGAATAAGATTGGTTCATTTAAAGGTAAACTATATTTTGATTTTCACACAGAACAATCGAGATATGTTCCCGTACCTGCTTCAGTTGTGCAGTCAGAACTTGAGGTTCTAAAGGCTGGACAGAATGAAGGGAGACAGAGGTATGCAGGCTAAGCTAATAGATATAAAGCGGAAGCAGATCTGTCCCATATTACTCCGCCGTGATTGGGACTACCAGAGTCAAGAGATTGACTCCGAGTTCTTTCGTTTTTGCATAACAGAGATGATGAGATGGCAGTATCGTAAAGGGAGAGGTATTTCTTACGATGTTCTGTCTTCTCTCATCTCTCGTTTAGCAGCAGAGAGAGGCATAGATAGACAGAAGGTCAGCGAAATACAGCTGGCACTGAAAAGCTTTACTAATTCTGGATTATATTCTAGAATAGAAGAGTTGATATCTAATGCCGAGATACAGGTTGGGGTTAAAGGTCACGTTATAACGCATACCGTACCTGCCCTATCAAAGATAAATGACAACACTTGTGTTATTACTTGGGACGATAGATTAAAAACAGCAGAAGATTTGAAGCAGTCATATGAGACAAGGCTCACATCAGTCTGGTCTTTCTACTCCCTAAACAAGTACCCACTATTTTATAATCTGTATCTTAATGGTGACAAGGTTGATTATGTAAGGTATAAACCTAATCAATTTTACATTAGAGACTCTAGAGATTTCTTTCTTAATATGGAAGAGCTCATAGAGCAAGAGAAAACATACCCAGCGCCTGTCGAGGTCTGTGTAGGATGCGAGAGGAGACGTGAATGTCAAACGAGCAAAACAAGAACAAAGAACTGGCAAAAAAGCTGGTAGAAATAAACCTTGAGGACAGAAGACAACTTCAATACTGTGCAATGAAGAAGTGGGACGCAGGATTAAGCACAGGCATGGAAGCGATAGACGAGATACTAGAACTAGAAAGAATAATAACAATAGATATAGGCGCACTCAGGAGAGCACGTAATGGACAAGTTCACCAGAAGCCAGAAGCTAAGAAATAACTCTGGACTTAAAGGACATCCGCTGCTCCAAACTTGGAACCAAATGATACAAAGGTGCTGCAACCCTAAGAACCCTGCCTACAACAAATATGGAGGACTAGATATTTCAGTTGACTGGTTTGAGTTTAAGAATTTCTTAAAAGATATGGGAGCTAGACCAGACGGAATGACTCTTGAAAGAGTAGATAATAATAAGGGCTATAATGCAGCCAACTGCAAATGGGCTACCAGCACAGAGCAATGTCTCAATAGAGGGAAATTCAAAAATTCAACATCGAAATATAAGGGTGTTTCATTTGATCCTTCTAGGAATAAATGGAGAGCCACGCTTTCTAGAGACAAGAAGACAAAACAGATTGGTAGATACAATACAGAAGAGGATGCTAGAACAGCATACTTAGAAGAGGTAGAAAAATATGGATAAATTTATAAACCCCAAGTCGGGAAAGACGGTCCTCAAAATTAATGATGATGGTACACAAGAAGTCAATGAGAAATATTTCAAAGACGTTAAAGATGGTACTATTAAATTAACGAGGACATCAGTAGAAGATGATCACGATCATTCATTCACACTGGATGACAACGGAGACGGTAAGACAAGCGTAGATGATGGTCACAACCATAAGATCGTTGCCTACAATGTTATACCAAAGGCCGACGGTCATTCTCATGCCCTGCCACTAGGAGCAAAATAGAATGAATTTTTTTAAAAAGGTGAGAGAATTCTTTGGCGGAAAGCCGAAGGCGCAGGGGCTTATCATACAGCCTGGACTACCTGCTATAGATGCGAGAAGACCACTCGTTTGTCCTCCAACACATCCACAACTAAAGCCAAAGACAGCTGAAGAAGAAGCTATGGTTCAGGAGTTTCTAAACTCTTGTTCGGTGTGTAAGTTTGGACTACATGATACGAATCTAGATGACTTAAGGTCCGTCTTGTGTACAAAGAATCCAAATAAACCAGAGGTTGTTCTACTACAGAATACATGCCTCGAACATATATCTAAGTACCCAAAGATTAAAGTAATCGTAGACAAAGGGACACTACTAGAATATGATAGTGATAGAGCGAGCACGAAGGTACCGAAAGGCTTCAATGTTGGCAGTAACTCAGGAATAAAAGAGATAGGAGAATCAGAATGGCAGGTGTAAAATGTAAATGTGGGAACACATATTTCGCCAAAGTACAAGTGAATCAGTTCAAAGGAACGGGCGGCGGATTGCATATGTCTATGCATGAAGTAGAACCTGACCATGATATTAAAATATACCAGTGTATTAACGGAGAGTGTGGAGTCTATATGATGCCTCCTCTTAATTACTTTAATTCAACTGAAGAAGATAAAGAACTCTATGCAATCATTCAGGGTGCATTAGAGGGGAAGATTATTGAACCAAAACCTAAGCATAGGCCACGTAAAATCCAGCAAGGAACAGCGGCTTTTGTAGGTGGAGAAAGCGACTCTGACAATGATGGAAAGTTCATTCCGGTTCAATAATGTTTCTTAAATACCCCTTATCAAAAGACAAAGTTAAATGGCACAAGAGAGAGTATCATCGTATACCCGCTAATAGTCTAACTGACTCTGGATACTTTCTTGTTGGTGTAGCAGAAGATACATTTGATTTGTATATTGCTTTTACTAATGAGACTAATGACCAGCTATGGATAGAAAAGGCAAGCAAGCTTGCAGTCGATCCAATCCAATCATCTAACTTTGTAAAGATTGGAGACGCTGAGGAATTTAACACCGCTCACAACTTCTTTATTAAACAAGGCATATTAGATGGACCGAAAAGATCTTGAAAAGTTATTAAATCATTTGCCCATAATTGTCTCTACATGTGACAGGTATGGATGGTGTGGCGGAAGAGGCGTCTCTATAGATCCTGCTGTCATACCAGAGATAAGACTTTTCTTTGAATATATACAAAATTTTATACCACTTGCTGACCTTCCAGAACTGGAAGACACAATGGGTATGCCACATGGTGAGATTACATTACTATGGGAGACTGACGTAGACCCAGTCACAGTTACCTATGATACTTTCCATATTGGATTCTCTGGAACAGGAGAGATGAACTACTATGGCAAGCTGGAAAGCATAGGCACGGAGATACATGGTATTGTTCCACTTGAGGCTGAGCTAGACTCTGATATAATAGAGCACATCAAGTTCTTTCAAAGGAAGCAGAATGAACAACAAAAGATTCCAGAATCTACAACACCTGAACTTAATACTTACGAATGCTTGTAATAAAAAGTGTGACTATTGTTACGAGCAGCATAATAAATTATACGAAAACTTCACAGTCGATTCGTTAAAGACAGCCTATGATTTTTTAATCCAAGCTAATGAACACGAAGAGAAATATTTTCAATTCTTTGGAGGAGAACCTCTCCTGCAGAAAGGATTGATTTTGGCATTCCTGAGAAAATACGAGAGAGAATTCGAGAAGCATCCTGATGTAAAGATATCCATGGTAACTAATGGAACCTTGCTGACGGATGCTTTTATCGAAGAGTACTTCAGTCATGACAACACACAGATAATGATCTCGCTAGACTCACACAAGTCTGACGTAGAACACAGACACTCCTCAGAGAAAGGGGTGAATGAGATATTGAATCACTGCAAGAGTATCATTAGAGTTGGGGGTGACCTAACTATAAGATGCACTCTAAGCAGAGAGACACTACCACATCTTGAGGACTTCCTTGCTATCTTAAAAGGCATAGGCGTCAAGAGTATGGTGATACATCCACTTACTATGTCAGCAGAGCAAGGCTTTATAGACTGGTCAGAAGAAGAGTGGAACAAATTAGAAGGCATACTTAAAGATGTTATTCAGAATGATGATGAGTTTGTAATACACTTCTCAGAAGGTACTGGCACGAAAAGCTGTAGCTCCAACTGTATGGTTGGTGACAGCATGATCGCAATGGATGGTACTGGTGAATACTCTGGTTGCTACTTCTTTACAAATCAAAAAGATGCATTGCCAGATACTATACTTGGCAACCTATTTACGGGAGTAACACATGAAGACAGATATGATGATTTTGAAAAATCTTATGAGGAACATTTCGCCAGAGACGAGAAATGTCATACTTGCGAGCTTGAAAACTATTGCTACCAATGTCCTGCAGGAAATCTCAGTACAGGTTCAAAGAAAATGTTTAGGTCAGACTCCATGTGCCAAAGAATCGTCAAGCTATTCCTCACTCTCAGAAGAGATGAGAACCACAAGAAGTTCTACAAGCTCACAAACAAAATCAGGGATGCATTCAAAGAAGAAGGCGACATCGTCTTCTCCAGGGCTATTTATCAACTAATATATAGACTAAGGTCTGGACACTACATACCCTTTGAATCGCTCAAGAGAATGAAGCTACCTCATTACGAAAAGCTAATGGGTTTCATTGTTGCTAACCCAGAGTTTAATCTGGCCCAAGACATAGGACTTGTTAGAAAAGAAATAGAATCCTTTGAGGGTTCTGTTGATAGCAGAAGCTTTGTTAGCATGTGTGGTCGAGATTCAGGAACAAAGAATGACATATATAATATTTCATTATTACATTTCATGCTTAGTCCGAAGAAGAACGAAGAAGAGACTCTTGAAAAAAGGTTAGAGAAACAACTTGAAAAGCTGGCATAATGAAACATGCGACTATCATATACTTAGGAAGCTATTGCAACCAGGATTGTTCCTATTGTGATAGAGGCTATATCAAATCAGATATAGGCGATACTAGATTAGATTCTAAAGACATACCTCAGCTAATAAATTATATAGATTCAATCACCAAAGACGAAGAGGATCCCATGATAGGGTTCCATGGTGGTGAACCATTTCTATACACTAAACAGATGACTGAGATAATAGACTACTTCATAGCTACTAGAGCTAACCCAAGGTTTTCTATATTAACCAATGGAACTTTACTTAAGAGAAACGAAGAGTTTCTCAACCGTTACGGTAAGTATTTAAATATATCCATTAGTTATGACTTTACAAAGATGAAAGATAACAGAGGTTATACTGTAGACATCAAAGATGTACTACATCTATTGGAAAAATATAATTGTCAGATAACTCAACTCCAATGGGTTATAGATATGAGAGACAAAGAATGCTTTAACATAGAAGTGTTGGAACGAATCACTAACCTTTACAAGAGATTCCATATTGGAATGTTGACTTTAATTCCATTACGTCACATTCGTGGAAAGACTAAGTTTAGAAATATCATGGATTCTATTAATCTTCAAGACTTCATGCGTGGCTTTCTACAATTTATTCAGATGTTATACGTATTAAAAATAAAAGTTTCTATTGACGGACATAGTCATGGTATTCAAAAGACATATTTTAATAATCACAAACAGATAATACTATCTCCCGATGGTTACATCTACCCTGAGTTTGATTTCTTAGACTATCAAGTTAAGGATGCGAGGATAGGTAGCTGGAAAGACAAAGAATATCTGAACAGGTGGACAAATGCTGATGCATTTCTTTCTCCTGTCTCGTGTCATAGTTGTAGTCAATTCTACAATTGTGGTATAAAATATCTGTATAAACTTTTTGACGAGACACCGACCGGTGAATGCGAGAAGTTCTACACGTACCAAGAGGCCATCGTGGATCATTACGATAGGTTGTCAAAGTATAAGGATCTCACACAGGCAGTAAGGTAATGACAGATAGTCAAGCGGATTTTCTAGACACAAAAGAAAATAAGTTCTCTGAGTATTTCTTGAAGCAAGACTCTCTAAGAACATTAGATTATGAATTAGTATTAACTTTAAACAAAAGATATAAATGTATAGCAGGGTGCAGGATGTGTTACCTTGGAAGCACATGGATGGACGAGAAGAAGTTTGCACCATTTGCTGAGTATACAAATAAGAATCTCACTCCAGAGTGGGAGCATCTATTCTTTGAGTTTGCAAAGAATTATCCTGTGCTCTCTACTATAGATGACATGAGATATCTTAAGAAAAACTTTCCTCTTCAGTATGATTTCTACAAAAGAAACTCTGAAAAGTTTATGTTGTCATCGATATCAGATCAGGCATTGTTTTATCACTACGATATAATGATGAAGGAAATGAAATTCAAAGACATATATGAGATGAGCTTTAGTGATAAGTTCGTTTCACAAAATAGAAAAAAATTAGAAGGCATGTTTAAGAATATTGTAAAAAGATATACACTCAAACATGTCAAAGTTATCACTGGAAACAATGGTGCAAGCCGACAAGACATAAGGGAAGTTCAAAAGTTCTTTAAGTTCTTGAGAGGTTACGGGGTAGATACATACCATCATCATAATTTCTTAAAGGATTGGACCAAGGTAGAGAACGCAGCACATGCTATCTACTCAGAAGGTTTCGGTCCTTTCTCTGTATTGAATCAGGTTACATTTTGTGCCTTTGATGATTTATATATGGAGTTGAAAAACTTTACACCTGAAGAAAACAAGTTTAGGATAGGTAGCATTTATGATCTACATGATTTTAGTGATGTCCTTCCTATGGTTCTACAAGCCAAGCTAGACATCTATAAAGATAATGGTAAGGTCTTAACGAATGATGACGCACACTATGTTAAATATTTCAGACACTGTGGCGATACGTTTCGTGTTAACCATGACTTTAATTTTGTTCCAGCTCCACTCTTAAACTCTTATGCTGAATGGTATAACAGAATGATAGAAAAAGAAGACTGGATAGAGACTGACCTAGGAATACTCAAAAGAGATTCCGTTGGGGTCAAGAGTATTATAGAGGTAATAAAATGAAAATCGAATGCCCAAGCTGTGAATCAGAATCAATAGACATTTATGACAATGAAGGCGGAGCAGGTGACACATACATAGAGCATATTATATGCCAGGAGTGTGGAGAGCAGTGGGACGAATACTATATCCACGAAGAAGACCTGGAATATGAGGAAGAATGACACAACCTATATCTAGATTCCTTGTTGTCGATACTGATGTTGAGTTCCTGTATGACAATAGAGACAATAGTCTTTATGACACACAGATGAATCCAATACTATTGGACAAGAAAGGACATGGACATTTACCTGAGTCAGGACAGCTGACGAAGAGCAGGCGGCCAAAGCATCTAAGAATTGCTATGGGAAAGCTGTGCAACATGTCATGTTCTTACTGCCTGCAAGAGGACCTGGCAGGCCTTAATGATATCCTGGATCCTAACGTGGATAAGTTCCTAGAGGATCTACAGAAGCTAGATCTGGACGGCTTAGAACGTGTTGAGCTGTGGGGTGGTGAGACATTTGCTTACTGGCCTACAATGAAACGTATTTTCGAGGTGTTAGACCGAGAAGAGGTGGTTTGGTATCTGCCTACTAATGGAACATTATTAAACTACAAGCATGTAGAATATCTTGGAGCAATGAAGGGAAGCATAGCCATTGGAATATCACATGATGGAGGGAAGACAGGTCATAAGAATGTGAGGGGAAGGGATCCTTTTCCGCGTCTTGGACATGTCCTAAGTTCGTTAGATAAAAGTACTAGTATTTCTTACAGTTTAAATGCCACGATGTCTCAAGATAACTGGGACGTTGGAGCAGTATGGTCACATTTTATGGAACTGAAGAGCAGATACGACCTGACCCGAATGGGGATGGAATTTGATAAGGTAGAATCATATGATTTCATGTCATACACAAAAACAATCTCGGGTGAGAATCTCGAACGGTATAGAGATTCCTTACGTCACTTCTTTTGTTTCTCAAGATACAGACGGGACGATAACAACAACCTTATGCGAGAAGTCAGGCAATTTGCTGAATCTATCAAGGGGACCAAACAGACTTCACTTAAGTCTAGATGTGGAGCAGATTGGACTGAGCTTATATCAGTGGATATTAATGGAGACGTTATCTCCTGCCCAATGGTCGGATCAGATGGACATAAGTGTGGAACACTAGATAAGATAGAAGAAGTTAAACAAGTTAAGCTAGATTTTATGCGAGAGCATAATGGTAACGGCGATGGTTGCGTTAACTGTCCTGTTCTGTTACTATGTAATAAGGGTTGCCCTCTAGAACTTGCTGATATCTTTAGGTCTAGAAGCTGTGCACTCTTGAAAGTACATAACTCAGAGATTCAACTGGCCGCATTCAGGCTTTTGTTTGGATCAGATATAAGATATCTAGGAAAGAAAGATGCCGACAACAGGTAGGACTACAGGGGTTGTAAATATTGATGGACAAATCAGTACGAATACTGGTATCCTAAATGGGAAAATTGCATCAAGACTAAGAGTCACTCCTGCAGACATAGATTTAATAAAGGATACTTATAATCTTTTTAGACTACACAGTCATCAGATGTATGACTTGATCTATGCAGCTTACCCGAATACAAATCCGCATCCAACATCAGCTAGAACTGTTACATCAACGAATGTAATTGGAGCTACAGATGAAACCTATACTGTTGAGTTTGATGACGACGATCACGGAACTATGGCAGATAATATTTTTACACTTATAGATACTTTTAATAACTATGCCCACGTTCATCATCATGAGTGGGATGACGCATCCTTATAATATATGACAACAGATAGCACAAGTACAAAAACAAGTTCGTCTGGCCCAGTGCCAACGAAACAAAAGAGAGAGACAGTAGAGGCTGAGACCTTCAAGAAGATGTTAGACATCCTTGATGAACTTCTAAGCCACAACCACACCTATACCGACAACTATGGTAGCGCATGTCAATGCCAATGTGCCTGCAACTGTCAGTGTCGAGGTATCCTCTAATAAAATAAACACAGGAGCATTCCATGCGTAACTACGTCTTCATTAAAGACGAGACGTACTCGTCTACCCTTTATAATAATCTTACTGAATATTTATGTAAAGACGATGACTTCTATACCCCTTTGATCGGACAAGCTCCGTACAAAATAAAATTAATGCCCGCTGATGAAGCGGCCGGATTAGTTGGTAACCATCCTATGATGCTAACAGCTAAGACCAACCTACAGGAACCCTTTAACTTACCCTGTGATAAGATCGCCCTAGTATCCTTCGGCGGTGCGATTGTTAGACCTAGTATAGCATCTTTGATGCGAATGGCTGACGATAATAATATAGGACTAATGGTGTCTGAAGCGACTTCAAACTCTGAAGCCGACTTACTATACTCCTCCTTCTACACTACAGCAAACGACTTGAAAGAGAAGAAGACACCCCATTACTGCTACATGATGATGACTAAGCTACAAGGAACAAATGTCTATTACCTAGTCTTAAATCCCACGTTAGTACAGAGTGCATCTCACGTAGAGCTTGAAGGCGACTGTTGGATTCAACACATTAAAGGAATAAAAGATACATACAAAGACAGCATCTTTACAATGGATATCACTCCCCAGCTATGTGCTGGTCATATAGTTTCTGGCGGACTATGTGTAATAGATATGTTAAAAGATTCAATCATACAGCCAGAGGATAGAGAAGAATTTTTTCTACAACTTAAGCTAGAGATAAACTACAGAGAAGATGCAGGGTCACACTTGACTAGTCATAGTGGCATGCATGGTGGAACACATATATCGCTAGCTCACACAAAAGACACACCACTAGTAATAGGTGTGCAGAATCAATTACTCGGTGACTTTATAAATGATAAAGAAAAGCTTCGCTGGGAATATATAGTAACGGGGTTATAATGGCAGACTGGTCTTATGCAAATGAAAATTTAAGAGACATAAAGAAATACCTATCACTAGGCAAGAAGTATATACCCTCTCACATAATGAAAGAAATACTAAAGTCAGAGAGCTTTATATATCTATCGGAACAGAACTTTAAAGATGAAGTTCTTTGTAGGAATTTTATTAATTGGTGCGAGTGCATTACTATCGAATTCGTGGACGCAGACTACAAAGAAGAATGGGGAGAAGGCGGAGCAAGAGGAAATGTTCTGACGCTATACTCAGACTTCTTTATCGCTTTCGTTTCAGACTACGAAGATATACTAAGCTTCATGGTTCATGAATACATGCATCATATCTGTGACAGAATATTCTTTGGTCAAGCAGAAGAAGTAAAAGAGTCTCTTACAATAAAAGAGAGGAACTTTGTAGAGGACATGTACATAAATGCCTGGATTGAGAAAGAGCTGCCATACATCTCAGACAAGTGGCAAAGCTTCCTGTCAAACCATGATATGTTTCATGGCCTGGTCTTTAGTGACGACGAAGAAAGTTGGAATTCTCTTTTGACATCTAACCTAATTCCATGTCATAATGATCTCACTAAACTTTACGGAGATCTTCGTAAAGATACTAGAAACTTTATGAGTGTAGTGGACTTCCTTGCGTATGCAACGTCGTGGATTTCTATCCTCAGTAACGAAAAGAAAACTAAAGATATGATAAATAATTTGCAGATAAATAATGAGGAATGGAGTCATGAAACGTGCACGCCGTGCGAGGCAGAGGCGAAGAAACGCCAAGAAGAAAAAGACACAGGTTAAGAGAAGAATACCAGTTGCAAAACCAGGGTGGGGACACAAGTCTCTAAAAGATTACCATCGCAAGACAGAGAAGAAAATACCTCATGAATAAGATAAGACAATATAATAAAATAGTACGCACAAAGATACCACAAATTATAAGAGACAATGGAAGCGAACCAAAAATCAGAGACGATGAAGCGACGTTCAAAGATACAAGAAAGTTATTCAAACTCAAGATACTAGAAGAAGCATATGAACTTAGGGATGCAAAGTCTACAGATGAAATCTTAGATGAAGCTGCCGATGTTGTCCAAGTAGTAATAGATTACCTTAGTACAGTCGGTCACTCAATTGACGACTTAGAAATTGCTAGAGCTGCGAAAGAAATAAAAAGAGGTACGTTTTTAAGACCAGGTCTAAGACCAGTCTATCTAGAAAGCGTAGAAGATCCAGAATAAATTACAGGAGAGAGGATGACAACACTAAGCGCTCAGATACTGAGTGACATTACCGTATTCACTAAATATGCCAAACACATAAAAGATAAGAATAGAAGAGAAACTTTTGAAGAGATCTGTGACAGAAACAGAGACATGCATCTGAAAAAGTTTCAAGACAATAAAGATCTCTGTAAAGAAATCGAAAAAGTATATAAAGATTTTGTTAGAACAAAAAAGATATTACCAAGCATGAGATCCATGCAATTCGGAGGGAAACCAATTGAGCTATCTCCTAATAGGATTTATAATTGTTGTTTTCTTCCTGTTGATAATTACAGGGCTTTCTCTGAATCAATGTTCCTACTACTGGGCGGAACAGGAGTCGGATACTCAGTACAAAAACAACACATCGAAAAACTGCCAGAAATTAGAAAGCCAACAAGGACGAGACGATTTCTTATTGGGGATTCAATTGAAGGCTGGGCAGATGCAGTAAAGGCATTGCTCCAAGCGTACATGGACGGAAGAACATTACCACGCTTTGACTTCTCTGATATTAGAGAGAAAGGTGCACCACTTATAACATCAGGCGGTAAGGCACCAGGCCCAGAGCCATTAAAAGATTGCTTACATAATATTAAAAAGATACTAGATAGAAAGACTGATGGTGAACAACTAAGTTCACTTGAGGTTCATGATGTAATGTGCTACGTAGCTGACGCCGTCTTGGCGGGTGGTATACGAAGAGCCGCATTGATTTGTTTATTCGATATGGATGACGAAGATATGCTTACATGTAAATTCGGAAGCTGGTGGGAGAGAAACCCACAAAGAGGTAGATCAAATAACTCTGCTGTGATTCTAAGACACAAGGTAAAGAAGCGAGACTTCATGAACCTATGGGAAAAGATGAAAGCATCAGGGACAGGAGAGCCTGGTTTCTAT